ATGCAGGTAATGATTTTACTCAAGGTTATAGAGAGTCAGGTATCAAGTATATAACTGCATGGGAGTTAGAAAAAATGATAGACTTAATAGATGATATGAAAGATATGTTTGGTATATCACCTAAAAGATCTGTTGATCCAGATATACATGGTGATCATTACGCTCACCATTGGAGTGACCACGTATGGTCTGATGATCCAAGAGCATGGAAGAGAGAGGACTAATATGCCTAAGAACTTATGGGATAAAGAGTACGAAAGAGTTCTTGAAGAAATCTATTGTGCTTATCTTGACGAAGGATATGATAAAGTTGAAGCTAGAACTTTAGCTAGAACAGATGCTAAAGAAATAATGAAAGATCAACTTGACTTTGTTGAAGAATTGTATGATAATACTTTAAATAGTTTGGATTAATAATATGGATAAACAATGGTTAGATAGAGGAGCATGTCCTAAGTGTGGCTCTAGTGATGGGAATGTAAATCATTCTGAAGGCTATAGCTTTTGTTTTTCTTGCAACACTAGGTTTGGAGATAAGATGGAAGTAGAAAAAGTAATACCAATGAGAACAGAAAGTGTTATGAAAACTGTAGGTACACTAGGTGCGTTGAGTGAACGTAGTATATCTAAAGATACAGCACAGAAGTATAACACATATGTAAAAGTAAATGGCAATATGAATACACACCACATCTATAAATACTTTGATGAAGGTGGAAATAATATTGCAAACAAAGTACGAGATGTACAAACAAAGAACATGTGGACTGAAGGTAGCATGACTGATGCAGGATTGTTTGGTCAGAATATCTTTGCACCAAAGGGAAAGTATATTACTATTACTGAAGGTGAGGTAGATGCCATGTCTGCTTATGAATTACTTGGTAGTAAGTGGGCATGTGTATCTATTAAAACTGGTGCAGGTTCTGCATTACGTGATTGTAAGAAAGCATTTGAATATCTTGATAGCTATGATCAGATAGTTATATCATTTGATATGGACAAGCAAGGCAGAGAAGCTGCTGAAAAAGTAGCACAACTCTTTGCTCCTAACAAATGCAAGGTCATGCACATGGAACATAAAGATGCGAATGAATATCTCAAGATGAATAAACGTGAGGAGTTCTCAAGAGCATGGTGGAATGCACAACCATATACTCCTGCAGGTATAGTCAATCTAAAAGATTTAAAGACTTCTTTATTTGAAGAGGAGTATTGTGAGACATGTCTATACCCTTGGCAAAAACTAAATGATAAGACATATGGTATGCGTACAGGTGAGTTGATTACATTCACATCAGGTGCAGGTATGGGTAAGAGTTCTATCATGCGTGAGTTGATGCACCATATGTTAAAGAATACAAATGATAATGTAGGTATACTTGCATTGGAAGAGAGTACAAAGAACACAGCATTTAATATCATGTCTGTTGAAGCTAATGCTAGACTATATATTAATGAGATACGTAAGAAGTATAGCCAAGAAGAATTAGATACATGGTTTGATAACACTATGGGTACAGGTAGGTTCTTTGCCTTTGATCACTTTGGTTCTATATCTAATGACGAGATACTTTCAAGAGTTAGATTCATGGCACAAGCATTGGATTGTAAATGGATATTCCTTGATCACTTATCTATACTTGTATCAGGTCAGGAAGATGGAGATGAGAGAAAGTCTATTGATGTATTGATGACTAAGTTACGTTCATTAGTAGAGCAGACAGGTGTTGGCTTACTATTAGTATCACACTTACGTAGACCTGCAGGTGATGCAGGACATGAGAATGGTAGAGAAGTTACTCTCTCACATCTACGTGGCTCTGCATCTATTGCACATCTATCTGATAGTGTGATTGCTTTAGAAAGAAATCAACAAGCAGAAGATGATGTAGCATCTAACACTACAACCATACGTATTCTAAAGAATAGATATACAGGTGATACAGGTATAGCTACGCATCTCTTCTATGATAAAGAGAGTGGTCGTATGAAAGAGATTGACAATCCTTATGAAGTAGATGATAATAATAACGAAGAGGAGATACCATTCTAATGTGGAAACATTATTGTAAAGTAGAGAAAACTGATATGGAAGTAGGTGATGGTGAAGAGTGTAACTGGTGTGGACTAGATGCTGATGCTATGACTATAGATGGTTTTGATGATGCTATTATAGGTATAGGAGAACAATATGGAAAAAAAACTTTACATGTTTATTCATATAGTGTAATATGTAAAATACTAAGAGAACGAGATGGTATGACATGGGAAGAAGCAGATGATTTTGCTCAGTTTAATATCTTAAATGTATGGGTAGGTGAGGGAACTCCCATGATATTATATAATGAGTATTGGTATGATTGGAAAACAGATGAGAGCGATAGTTGATATAGAAACAGATAGCTTGGATGCAACAAAGGTTCATTGTATAGTGGCTAAAGATGTAGACTCAGGGAGGGTTTATCCTTTCCCTCCTGATATGATACATGGGTTTAGAGATTGGTCACGAGGTGTCAAGCAATTTATTATGCATAATGGTTTATCATTTGATGCACCTGTGTGTAATAGATTGCTAGGTACTAATATAAAACCTAGTCAGATTGTAGATACACTTGTCTTATCACAGTTGTTTAATCCTATACGTGAAGGTCATAGTTTAAAAGCATGGGGAGATAGATTAGGATTTCCTAAAGGAGATGTAGAAACATTTGAAGTATATACACCAGACATGTTGGAGTATTGTAAACAAGATGTTAATATAACACATAAGTTATTCCAGATATTACAGAGTGAAGGTAAAGGTTTCTCTCGTAGTTCAATTAGATTAGAACATAATGTAAGAGTTATCATAGATCAACAAGAAAAGAATGGCTTTGCTATGGACATGAGAAAAGCTATGGGATTATATAATAAATTAAAAGATGAAGCTAATGGTTTAGAAAAGTGGGCAGTAACTACCTTTGATCCTACAGTTGTTGAGTTGAAAACAAAAACAAAATACATACCATTTAATATAGGATCAAGACAACAGATTGCAAGTAGACTAATAGAGTTAGGTTGGAAACCAAAACAACATACAGATAAAGGTAACATTATTATTAATGAAGCTGTCTTAGATAAGATAGATATGCCTGAAGCAAAAAAGTTTTCTCGTTTCTTTTTATTACAGAAACGTATAGCACAGATCAAGTCATGGATAGAAGCATGTGATGACAGAGATGGTAGAGTACATGGTAGAGTTATGACTCTTAAAACTATTACAGGTCGTATGTCTCATCACTCTCCTAACATGGCACAGATACCTGCAGTTCGTTCTCCATATGGAAAAGAGTGTAGGGATTGTTGGACAGTTGATAATCCTTATACTCATTCCATAGTAGGAACTGATGCAAGTGGATTAGAGTTAAGATGTTTAGCACATCTAATGAATGATACTACATTTACAGATATACTATTGACTGGAGATATACATACACACAATATGCAAATGGCAGGATTAACTAACAGAGACCAGGCAAAGACATTTATATATGCATTTATGTATGGTGCAGGTGCATCTAAGATAGGACAGATCGTAGGTGCAGGTGCTAAAGAAGGACAGATATTAATTAATAAGTTTTTAAATAGTATGCCAGCTTTGAAAAGAGTACGTGACTCTGTAACAAAAGCTGCATCTAAAAAATTAATTAGAGGTATTGATGGTAGACTACTACATATACGTAGTCCACATAGTGCATTGAATACTCTAATACAAGGAGCAGGAGCAATCGTATGTAAGCTATGGCTTATCAATATGATTAAACGTATTAACAGAACAGGTGTTGATGCTAAACTTGTAGCTAGTATACATGACGAGTATCAGTTTGAAGTTCTTAACAAAGATATAAATAAGTTTGGACAGATAACTAAAGATGCTATGAAAGATACAGAGAAACAGTTACAAATGAAGTGTCCTCTTGATAGTGAATGGAAGGTAGGTAAGACATGGGCAGAGACACATTAGTAAAAGAATTTAAAGGAAGAAAAGATCACGTTGATTATATTAAGCGAGGTATAAAAGTAGAGAATGAATTTATACATACAGCTAAGTCACGTGGTTATACAGTTGAGATAGCTAGTGAAGAAGAGAATATAAATAAACATATAGATTTATATTTAACCTACAAAGGATTAACAATTAGTGTAGATGTAAAGGCTAGAAGAACTGGAAATAAAAACAAATCTTTGGATGACGCATGGATTGTTGTTGAGTTTTTAAATACAATGGGTAATAAAGGTTGGCTGTATGGTGACTGTGATTACTTTGCATTTGAAAGAGAGCATGATTATGTAGTGTGTGAAGCAAAAGAGTTAGTAGAATTAACTGACAAAGTTGTAGATAAAAACACAAGAGTACAGAATTATAGTGATGCTGAATACAAAACATGGGGTAGAAGTTATCAAGGAAAACAAGACCTTATCTCAAGAATCGAGATGAGTTTAATACTTAATTTAAATAAAACATTTATTATGAAAAAATCTCTTGACATTAATTCAGAGGTATGTCATAATTCATTTATTAATAACAACGAAAGGAAAACACAAATGAGTGTACTAAAAGGAAACGCATATTGGGCTAGTATAGTTAGTCCAAATACTACATTTGATTCAGATGGAGTATGGTCTATAGATGTATCTAATCTTGACGAGAAGAATATTAATCAAGCTAAAGCTGATGGATTAGATGTAAAGAATAAAGGTGATGATCGTGGTAGCTTTGTTACTATTAAAAGAAAAGTGAGACGTAAAGATGGTAACATGAATAAACAACCTGAAGTGGTTGATGCTGCGAAAAGAAACATTGCTAGTACTATGATTGGTAATGGTTCAGAAGTAAATGTACTTTATAGTACATATGAGTGGGAGTTCAAAGGTCGTTCTGGAGTCTCTGCTGATTTACGTGCTGTGCAGGTAACTAATTTAATACCTTATAACGTAGATGCTGATGCAGATGAAGCTTTTGAAGTAGTTCCTGATGGATTTGTAACTGAAGATTCAGATGAAGAACTAACCTTCGCTTCTTAACCAACCATGAAAGGATGGAGAGGTGCTACTGAACGAGTATCTCTCCATTATTTATTATGAAATCTATTGATACTTTAGTAAAAGATATATACGATTTGTTTGATCCTCTTGTAGAGGTAGAACTAGATGAGAAAGAAGTTGATACTCATTTAGATTCTTTTACAGAGAGTCTCAAAGAAACACTAAGAAACTTTTTAAATGAGGTGCCTGTTAAGAGACGTAACCTAAGACTCTCTGCTATAGGTAAACCTGCTAGACAATTATGGTATGATAAAAATTCTAAAGAAGAACCTAAACCTTTAGAACCTAGTACAAGAGTTAAGTTTTTATATGGTCATATGTTAGAAGACTTATTGATTCTTTTCTCAAGACTTGCAGGACATACAGTAACTGACCTACAAAAAACAGTACATGTCAATGGAATAAAAGGACATCAAGACTGTGTAATAGATGGAGTGTTAGTTGATTGTAAGAGTGCATCAGGTAGAAGCTTTGAAAAGTTTTCTAAGAATAAGTTATACTCTGATGATCCCTTTGGTTATATAGCACAGATCTCTGCTTATGCTGAAGGTAATGGAGTAGATGAAGCTGCTTTTCTTGCAATAGATAAACAGAATGGGAACATATGTTTAACTCCTGTTCATTCTTTGGAGATGATTAATGCTAAAGAAAGGATTGACTATCTTAAAGGAGCAATGGATAAAGATAACCCACCTGATAGGTGTTATGATGATGTGCCTGATGGTGCTAGTGGCAATCGTAAGCTCGCTTTTGGTTGCTTCTATTGTGAACATAAGCGTACTTGTTGGAGTGATGCGAATGAAGGTAAAGGGTTACGTGTATTCAATTATGCAAATGGAAACAGGTATCTTACGAAAGTTAAGAAAGCTCCTAATGTAGAAGAGGTTACATCTTGGTAGTAAATCATTGGTTAGATTTAAGAACAGGTAAACCTTTTGTCCCTGATCTTGAACAGTTTGGTTTTGTTTATATCATTACTAACTTGAAGACAGAAAAAAAGTATATAGGATGTAAACAATATTTGATTGGTAAATCTAAAAGACAATCAAGGTGGCAATCTTATATGGGTTCTTCAAAATATTTAAAGGAAGATATAAAGAAAATAGGTAAGAAACATTTTAAGTTTGAAGTGATTGATGAATTTAAAAACAAAAGAAGTTTAAAATATTATGAGTTAGCTTATCAAGTACAACATAATGTTTTAACTTCTTGTGTTGAAGGATCAGACAATCATAAGTATTATAATAATTATATAGGTGGTAAATTTTTTAGACCTGTTGAAAGAAAGGAGGTAAAAGATGTCAGTAAAGGAAGCAATGTACAACACAGCACTAGCTGAGTTTCATTCTCAAAGAGATAAAGCTATAGCTACTGCACGTATATACTTGGAACATCCTGTTGGTATAGGAGAACATCCCCAAGTTATTGATGAATTTATTAAACAAATAAAGATAGCTGCTGAATCAGAAGAAGCTGCTTCTATGTTAGTAGATACATTTAGAGATGAAATAATAGAAGACTAATGAATGAAGAATACATTGAGATACTAGCAGAGATACAAGAGCATGAGAACAGTAGTCCTGAACGTATGTTATTTTTATCTGTTATATTTCAAGCATTGTTAGATGCAACAAAAGAAAAGACTAAAGTAGAATCACCACGTACAAGTGTTGAAAGACAACATGCTCGTGCTTGGTTCTTCTGTAGTGTAGGTGTAACATGTGATAACTTTGAGTATATCTGTGAGAGTGCAGGTATGGATGCACAGTATACAAGAAGTTTTGCAATTAAAGTAATTAACTCAAAGGAAATAAAATATGTCAGACAAAGAATCAGAAGAGTCTTGGATAAATCCTGAACAAGATAGAGGATGGTCTCAAGAAAGTTATAGAGCATATATGAAGAGAAGAGATGCTGAAGAAGAAGCTATAAAAAAAGGTACGTATGAGTATGAGTATGGTAAACCTAGTGATAAACAAATAGGTGGTAGTCATTATAAAGATTGTGTTATACAACCTGTAGATTATATTGTTAAAAATAATCTTGACTTCTTAGAGGGTAATGTGGTAAAATATATAACTCGACATAAAACAAAGAATGGCATAGAAGATATTAGAAAAGTAATACACTATGCAGAGTTAATATTAGAAAAGAAATATGGAAAGGAAAAATAGATGGCATCATTACTAGGAAATAATTATTTACCTACTGAGTACCAATCATTTATACATATGTCTAGGTATTCAAGATGGTTAGAAGAAGAAGGTAGAAGAGAAAGTTGGAGTGAAACTGTAAGTAGACTTGTGTCTTTCTTCAAAGAACATATAGATAATAATTATGATGGTGTAATAAAAAAGAAAGAGTGGGAAGATTTAGAAGAAGGTATACTTTCATTACAAGTTATGCCAAGTATG